ACAATGCAGCTAAATCGGATGGACTAACCGCTTTACCGAGTTTAGTTTTAGTGTTGAAAATAAATTGCTGAGCAGTAGCTTCAACATTCTTAGCTATTTGCTGGGTATCAAATTCGCTGCGAGAACTAATCCAAAAAGTAAATTCAATCTGATAATCAACTACTACTGGCTTCATTACTACCACTTTATCTGTCAATGGTCGGCGATTTTTGGGCGATACTGCAGCGTAAATCAACTCCAATTCTGCATCAGTTGGAAATCGCCCATCATCCATAAGTACAATCACATCAACTACACCAGCTTTTTTAGAATCAACTTGTACATCCGCTACCGCACTAGAAGCTGATTTAGCAAAGTAAATATATGCGTCGTCTGGTCCAGCCGTTGATAATCCAGCTGGCGCCAAAAATCTCCGCTCACGTAAATCCTCATTACTTTCTTTATCAGCACCGCCGACTGAATCATCTAGATTAACTACGCCGCCAACGTAAGCAATTGGATTAACTTGTTGTGTAATCTGACCAGAAACATAACCATTTGCAGCACTACCGCCAACTGTAGCAACACAAGTAATCTTAATCTCCTCTGCACCAATTGGTACAGTTACATCATTCTGCACTGCAAAGAAAATCTTGCTGTCAGCGGTAACTTGGGTATTCTTAGGTATCACAATTGCTTTAGTTAGGGCTTGTGTCATCGTAAATAACATCGTTACGCGCGCAAACTCAGATTTATTGCGCTCTAACCCAAAATCCACCACGCGCTGGTCTAGATAATCATCAATTGCATAAGGTAATAAATTCTGTTTGGCGGCAAAATCAATTGCAGAACGAAGTCCAACGAATTCAGCGGTCAAAACATTGATAAACGTCATAACTGGATCAGCCTCGCCTAGCGTACGCTTGGATAGTTCTTGATAGCGCGCAATGATTCCAGATTTAATTTTCTGCGGATCTTTCTCTGCAAAGGTTATTGGCGGTAAATTAGATAAATTCATATAGCACCCTCTTTAACTTCAATAACGACATTTGCAACAATATTCCCATTGATTAAATCGCTTTCACGCCATTCAAAATATTTAACTTTTGCGCGCGGTTCGTATTTTCTAATCTGGCGCGCCATATCAGTCTGAAAAAACATCATTACAACATCAATGCTTTCATCGATTACCCGACTATCAAGCCCCATATCACGCTGATACGGTATTTGATTACGCCGTTGATTAAAGATATTCATCACATTCTGCGTTACTTCATCTTCAATAGTTGCTGGCGCAAAATTAATCTTCTTAGATTGAGCGGTTACATTAATTCGTAGATATTCCATTAGTTATACTCCTTGAATGATAAACTTACACCAACCTCAGTTAAGTTGCCAAAAGAATCCACTTTATCGTAAGTTTTATCAATACCATCAATTACAAATTCGCCTAAAACGTCACATCCTAAGATTAAATCATACACATCACCAGATTCCATATATTCATAAAGTATATCCAGTGTCTTCTTGGGACTTACACCAAAATAAGAAGATAGTTTAATGGTTAATTTAACGGTATCAAGGTTATACCCTACAAACTCAAGCTTTGGTGTGCCAGCAATGATTTCATGATCAACAAATTTAACTGATGATGAATGCTGTGCATTCTGAAAATTTAATTGCTTAAATGGGTTAACCGTAAATATTAATTCACCAAATCCACCCAAATTACCAAAATTCTTAATAGTATCAAGTATTGACATTACACACTTCCATTATCTGTTTTACCGTTCACCGGCTTACTATCACCATCTTTAAGTTGGCCAGCGGCATGTTGATGCTCTAGCCATGGTTTACCATTAATTATTACCGCACCATTTAGATTTATGGTTTTAGCGTTAATGTTAACCGTAGCATTTATTGCGCTAATGGCTAATTGATGGTTCTCCATATCATAGCTAATTTTACTGCCATCAATAAAGGTTTTACTCCAGATAGTCGCCTTACTCTCAGGTGGTGGGCTATCTTCACCATAAACCCCATCGATTACAATCCCATCAGATAGCGATGGCGGAATAAGTAGCACAGTTACATTATCACCAATTTGCGGTAAATTATATTCACGAACCCGACTACCGCCTTTGGCTCCGATGCTTAAATCACCAGTGGTAATTTCCTGATCAGGAAACTCAACTTTGCAAGTATAATTAATTGCATCAACTTCAACTACCCGCCCACGGCGAATTAGGTTATTTTCTATCACGATTCAACTTCCCCAAGTACACGATGAGCGGTAAATGATGTCGTATAACCCTTATTTACGCTATGCGTTGTACTTTCAATATAATAGCGCCCACTGTAAACACCATAATCAACAACATCAACCGTAACCCCAGCCATTAAAAATGGATTACCTGGTAAGGTTCCTTCCATTCGCCATTCGCCACGATTTTTTTGTTTTAGTCGCGAACTAGCAACCTTTGCTGCTTCGGCAGCATTATCAAATCGTTGGCGAATGTTTAACGTCTTACCGCCACCATAGATATTAGCCTTATCTAAATAATGTTCCGTTACCAGCTTTTCATTTTTATGCGGTTTATTATTATTTGACGGGCGGTGTGCAGTAGTTTTTTGATGTTCGCGTGCATACTCTGAATTAATTTTAGCTACCTGTTCTTTACTAACGTCTCCGTGACTTACTTTTGCATGATGTAATTTATTGGTTTTTGGTGACCAATAGCGCGCAACAGCTTCTTTATATAAATCAAACGCCTGTGCCGCAGCACTGCAACTCTTCATGTCAAAACGGCTAATTTGCATAACGGGCGCGGCTGACTCTAATTGAACTTGGCTAACAATAAACAATGTTTCAGTAGTTAGCTTAATCATAAAATCATTATCTTCAGCCAACTTAGCTAAAAACTGTAAATCAGTTTGGTCAGTCTGATCCACCGATGAAATATCCTCATCCTCACCCTCAAAAACCAGTTTCAAACCATTTCCTTGTGCAATCGATTGACAAATATTAAAGAGTGTTGTCTTCTCCCATTTATGATTATGAATTTCACGCCGAATACTCGAATTAAAATTTGACACCGCGTGGATACTAAACAGATTAGGCGGTGCGGAATGAGAAACTAAATCAATTTCGAATGTACCACAATCCAACTCTTCAGCATCATCAAGACCCTCACGGTGATAGGTTAAGATAGCTACCTCAACTTCATCACCTCGCGTTGGAAACCATGAATTGATAAACAAATCACCAGATTCATCCGCGTCATCATTCTCGCGGTCTTCTAGCGTAAATGAAATATCATCAACTTCATTACTAGTTTTGTCATTAAACGTGAACACTGTAATGTATGGTGCTAAATTAGTGCTCACATTTTTACCAGCAATACTAATGCGCAATCTAGTACGCCAAACAACGTTATTAGCGGTAGTCATCTTATTACTTCCATGGAGGTAAATTCACTGCGCTACGACTAGCGACAATTACAGGTAAAACTAAAACAACTCCAGCATCAAACTTAACCACATTGCTATGCTGAAAATTCACGTCAATCAGCTGATTAGCATATTTTCCATTACCAAGCTGCTCAAGTGCGATCTGGTCCCACATTTCACCTTTTTTTGTTGTATAGGTTGTCATAATTCACCAATAAAAAAACCACCCGAAGGTGGCTTTAGTTATTCACTAGCATTGCGTAGATCTGTGAGATTAACCCACTCTTCACCAGCAAAATCAGTTACAAACCTAACTAGCTGGTCGCCAAAATATTCAACTCGAAGCTTATTCAAGATGCTTTCCTTTCCAATAACTGAAGCTTAATTAAATCTACAGCCGCAGGAGAGTAAAAACATTGCTCAACCTCTTTGTTGCTGTACTGTGATTTACTTAATCTTCGCTCACATAAATCGGAATCATCTTTCAATTTCAACAAATTAGCGATTCTGCCAACCATGTTTGCGGAGGTTCCAAGTTTTTCGCCAATTTCTTCGGCGCTAAGTCGATGCTCGGTAGCTGGTAACATAGGCTCGACAGGAATACCAACTAACTCATGCAGTAAATTTGCTCGTGCAATTTGTTTGCTGTTATCATTTAATTTCATTCGGTCAATCATTTTATCGGCATAACTCAAAAATGATGCATTAATCGCTTTTGTTCGCTCTTCGGTCTTAACTATTGGTTTGGTCTCGGGTTGTTGAATTGTAACACTGCCTTTAGTCATGAGTTCTTTAATCTGCATGTTACACCATACGGCAAATTTTGGGCTACACCATCTAGCAAATTCTAATGCCACATCCTGATTCGCCCAAGTACCAGAATTTTTACCGCCTTTTTTAACCTTAAGTATTTGTTTCATTTCAAACCCAGAATTCTGGGTTTGATATTCAATCAGAAATTCTTGAGTTGATTTTAGTTCTCGCCATGCAAAAACATCTTTACAGTTGGCTTTTGCCATATCTGTTAGATTAATCATTACATCATCACCTAAATCAAAGGTTACGATATTGTCATTGTATTGTTTAGTAATAATTTCATGTTTCATGATAGCATCCTTTTTAAAATTATCATGTTTAATTTTATTTAGACTAATAAATGGTATAACGGTTGAACAAATAAAATCTCGAGTTCTTTTGGTGTAGTATTTATCCTTAGATAACGACAACAATAATAGAACATCGAGAGGCTTAATAAAAGGTTGTTTAGTAGTTGAGTGAAAATAGTCTGTTGCATCAATCTGATAAATTGGGATAATACCTAAGTTAAAACAATCATTAATAACTTCAATACTTTGAGTTATATGCATATCTTCCAGAAAATGTTTGGCGCAAATTAAGCCATTTTCTAAATCAATAGAGTATAAATTTTCAAGAGTACCGTATTCGACTTGATTATTAATAACAAGCCTACCAGATGGCAGTTTAAATGTATTAGTCATGATTATTTCCTAGTAGAAATATTGTTCTGAATTATCTACCTTGTGGGTAGGGCTGGAGCTTCAGAACACCGCTACTAGACGGCTGTTGCTTATTGGATATTCGGCAACACTCCAACCCATTGATTTTTTGGGCGTGGAAAATAAAAAAAGCCATTGAACGGTTGGCGCCGCTAGTAGTTAATTATAGGAGTTCTGAATTCCTGCCCGTATTATATCATGACAACAAAAAACCCACTGGTATTATTCAGTGGGTTTTATGCTATAATCCTCGCCTGCTCTCCGCGCTAACCTCTTAATGGTTGGACGCCTGA